ATGCTAAGGAGATTCGAAAGTTTGCCAAGACGAGCCTTAAAACGCTCTCAATGGGCAAGACTAAGATCTAAATCAAAAGGCGGTAGAAATACCGCCTTTTTTGTGAATTCAGTTATTGAATTTTATATAAATAGTCATATTATACGATAAATGAAACAACACGATATTTACAAACCAAATTCCTTTAATACGGGATGCGCATTTTCCTTCAAGATTATAGATCAAGACAAAGAAGGAAACAAAACAAAACCATCCCTGCTTGTGCAATCCATTAAACAAGCATCATGGAACGAAAAAACAAGGAATGGATCTTTCAGCGCTAACGCAAAGAATCCAGAAAAAAATATTTACTTTAAGTTAAACGAAAACGAAGTTGGCGCAATGTTGTATGCTATTGAAAATTATACAGAGTTTTCGGCTTTTCATAGTTATAATGATGATAAGACTACAATTTCTTTTAAACCCTATAAAAAGAAAGATGGCAAGAATGCCTTTTCTTTGAGTGTAGTTAAAAATTCTACATTAAAATTTGGCATGGGAATAGAGCTTGGGGAGGCTAGAACTTTAAAAGGTTTATTCGATTTGTTCTTGTTTAAATTATTTAATTTCTAATGAAGAAAAAGATTTTATTTCATTCTAATGGGGCAAAAGCATTTACTGGATTTGGAAAAAATGCAAAAAATATACTACGCTATCTTTATTCTACAAATAAATATGAATTAATTGAATTTGCAAATGGTACTCAATGGGACGATCAGTCCTTAAAATTTAGACCTTGGAAAGCTCAAGGTTCACTAACCAATGACCCAAGGTTATTAAGAGAGTTAAACGCAGACCCACAAAAAGCCCGCATTGCTAGTTACGGCGGCGGTACTATAGACCGAGCCATTAAAGAATATAAACCAGATATATATATTGGGGTAGAGGATATTTGGGCATTTACAGATTTCTGGGAAAAAGATTGGTGGGACAAGATTAACCACATGATTTGGACTACTTTAGATAGCCAACCAATTTTACCTCAAGCTATTAAAGCTGCGTCTAAAACAAAAAACTTTTATGTATGGTCTTCTTTCGCGGAAAAGGATCTTAAAAAATTAGAGCATGATCATGTTGGCACTCTCCACGGTTGTGTGGACACAGAAAATTTTTACAGCCTCGATTCTTCACAGCGCAAAAACCTCAGAAGAAGTTTCGGTTTTGACGATGAATTTATTATTGGTTTTGTTTTCCGTAATCAATTAAGGAAAAGCGTACCAAACCTTTTAGAGGGTTTTAAAATTTTCAAAAAAGACTGCCCTAAAGCTAAACTTTTACTACACACCCATTGGACTGAAGGTTGGGACATACCAAGCCTAATTAAAGAAAAAAATATCGATCCACAAGATATTTTAACAACTTATTTTTGTTGTGTTTGTGGAGAATATGAAGTCCGTCCATTCGTAGGGCAAAAGCAAAAATGCAAATTTTGCGGGACAGATGAATCTCTCAACACTACCAACGTCAAAGCTGGTGTAAATGAAAGACAACTCAATGAAATTTACAATTTAATGGATGTTTACTGCCACCCATTTACTAGCGGTGGCATGGAAATTCCAATTTTTGAAGCTAAGTTAACAAACCTTATTACTCTTGTTACAAATTATTCTTGCGGAGAAGATTCTTCATCTACAAAGGTTGGTAGCTTTCCCTTGGAGTGGGCTGAATACAGGGAACCAGGGACTCAATTCATTAAAGCTTCCACCTATCCATCAAGTATAGCTAAACAATTGAAAAAAGTTTGGCAAATGAACCCTAGCAAACGCCAACAAATGGGTGAAAAAGGGCGAGAATGGACTATTAAAAACTACTCAATACAATCCGTCGGGCAAAAGTTGGAATCAATCCTCGATACCATGCCCAGCATTAACTATGATTTTGATTTAGAAGAAAAAGAAGAAAAAAAAGAAAATCTCGAAGATCTATTGGATGCTGGAAAGCGAATAGCTGTTATGATACCCCAATCTGCTGGAGACATTTTATGGGTTAACTCTCTAATAAGTAATTTGAAAAAACTTTACCCAGAACATGATATATATTTTTTTACACAACCTCAATTCTTCGCATATATAGAAGACCACCCAGATGTGTATAAATGCCTTCACTATAATGAACAAATAGAAAAATCAGCCAATCTGGAAGGCGATGCAGGCCACAAAGGATTATTTGATATTGCTTTTTACCCCTTTTTAAGCACACAGTTTTTTTCAAAATATACACATAATGGTATAGATAAAACACAATTAGAGTTATATGAAAATTAATACACCCACATCAATTGGAGAGCTTGTTGATAAACTAACTATTCTTGAAATTAAGAAACAGAAAATATCTGATCTTAAAAAGTTAAAAAATATTGAAACAGAATATAATGAATTAAAAAAACTTTACGAAGAGGTTTCTTTAAACAACGAGGTGGTTGATAATTTGTTAGAGTTGATAGCTCTCAAAGCCGACCTGTTTGAAGTTAATAGATCTTTATGGGTTATAGAAGATAATATTAGAGAAAAAGAAAGACTTAAAGACTTTGGCCCAGATTTTATTAGATTAGCTAGAGATGTTTATCACGCTAATGATATTAGGTTTTCTTGCAAAAACGAAATAAATATTTTATTTAACTCACACATTAGAGAAGAAAAATCATATGAGTCATATAGTTGAGGTTTACGCAAAAGATTTGGGTGTTAAAGTTGGACGCCCACATATAACAGAGCATTTTATTCCAGGAGTTCCTGATAAGTATATCACTATACAATCCTCCAATAAATCAGTTGGTGCTGAATATAAATATTGGGACATTGTTTTAAACTTAATAAAACCTTATTTAGAAGAAGAAAAAACCAAAATAATACAAATAGGAGGCCCCAAAGAAAAAAAGATAAAAGGAATAGACGCCTCTTTTTTGGGCGCAACTTACAAACAGATGAACTACATTATTAAAAAAGCAGAAGCTCATATGGGTTGTGATAGCCTACCTGGACACGTTGCTAGCGCCTATGATATACCTTCTGTTATTTTGCATTATAATTTATACCCAGAAAACTCAAAACCTATTTGGCATAAAGAAAGTAAATGCGTCAGTCTTTCTCCAGATTTTTCTAAAATAAAACCATCTTTTACAGGTGTATGCAATAGAATAAATGAAATCAAACCAGAAGTCATAGCTCAAAGCTTATTGGATCAATTACGAATTCCAGGTGAAATTAAATTTAAAACAGTCCGAATAGGGAAAATGTTTCATCAACAAACCACAGAAATTGTACCTAATTTTTTTGCTTTATCTAAGCAATTAATTGACACCCCAGTTACCATCAGGGGTGATTTGCACTTTGATATAAATAATATAACTAGTTGGTGTCAAACATCTATAGTTAGTTTACATATTGACCGACCCATTGAATATACAATATTAAACTCGTTAGTTAATTTAAAACAAATAGTTTTTAAATACAAAGACCATCATAACAAAATTGACCTCAAAGAATTTTTTAATAAAATAAACAATTACAAAGTAAAACTTATTATTGTTTGCGAAAATGAAGACTCTATTTCAGATGTTAGACTTAAATATTTTGATTTTGACGTTATACCACAAGAAAAAGCGCACGGAGAAGTAAAGTGCAAGAGATTTTTGTCAAAAAAACGTTTTCTATCTAAAGGGGAAGTTTATTCTTCAGAATCTTCTGCAAATAGACTTGACAAGTCTTCCTGTTTTGCTTATGATGAAGCCTCATCTAAAGAATTAGAAAATTTATATCTATATGAAGAAAAATAAAATATACGGCCCAGATCTATGGAAGCGCAACGAACACGGACTACTAGAGTCTGTTGAATATACATTTAACGAGGATGGTTCGGTGAATTGGCGAGCTATGATTAGCTCAGAACACCTATACCCAAACAAAGAGCATTTTGAGATGCGTAAGATGCCTCTCCCAGAATCTATTGAGGGGTTAGAGGACAACCAGCTTTTAATTAAACTCGGTGGAATTAAAGAATTAGCTAAACTTCGAGGTATCAAGAGCGTAGGGTACAATGTAGAAGAAAGTTCTGATGAACGATCAGTGGTTCGTTGTATCGTAGAATTTATTGCTAATTATGAAAACCCAGATCCAGAAGGCTGTAGTCTTAGTTTTTCCTCCATCGCTAACGCCACAGTCCATAATACAAACGGGTTTGCTGCTAAGTTCTTGGAATGTATTGCGGAAAATCGTGCATTCGTCCGTACTGTTCGTAATTTCTTAGGTATTCATATTGTGGGAGCAGATGAAATCGATACCTCAAGAAACAAAGCTCCAATTGTTGTCGCTCCTAGCTCTGGAGCGAAGGATATTAGCCCACAAGGCATTTTAAAAGAGAAAGCAGGTACAGACTTCAATTCTTTTTTAACTAAGCTACGCAAGCTTTATGTGGACGGTAAATACGAGAACGATCCAGAAGTTATCAAGACCTGGAAAGATTACAAAGACATCCCAGCGAAAGAATGCCGAAAGCTCCTTAAACTAATTTAGTGTAAATATAATTATGTCATTTGATAAATTTAATACCTCAAAATTTTTGAAAGAAAGAGTCTTTGTCGGAGTTGAAGACAAAACATTCTCCAAAGAAGAATCGCAATTTATAAACGATATTTTAAAAAAGAGCGTTTTTGCGGAAACGCTTGATATTGACGAAGCAATGGAAACGTTGTCTATAATCGACAATAACTATGAGTGCGATAGTTACTCATTTAAAAATAGTGGTAAAATGTTTATTTTAAAAATCAATGAAGATGATCCAGATGAAATTTTAAAAAGAGAATTTGAAGCTTTAAAAACTCTAGAAGAAAAACCTATTGCCCCGAGTCCAATTTTATATGATTCTGTCGAATATGCAGGTTCTCAAGTTTTTTTAATGGTTTGCTCTTTAGAAATTAGCGATTCTTTTGCTGATTTAGAGCAGGGTAAATTAATTTCTTATTTAGAAATTTTGGCTAATAATTTTTCATACATACATGAAACAACACAAGATCAAAAAGAGAATGAAATTGATCTGTTTTTAAAAAGCATTTTTGATCAATCTGATTTTAACGAAATAATTCCAAAGGAAGCTTTAGAAAATATTTTAAAACAGATACCTGATTTAGATGATTACATTAAATTTTTATCAGACTTAAAAATTTCTATATCTAGTGATTGTGATCAATTAAAACAGAACAACATCAGTCTGTGTCATACTGCTTTATCTAAATCTAGAATTTTACTAAGAGATTTTTTTATAAAGTTCATAAATTTTCAAGACTCGTTCTATTTAGACCCGTTTTTCGATATAGCTTTATTGATCTTTTATACAGGTATAAATAAAAACCAAAATTTGGAAAAACAATTTTTGAATTATTATATAAAATTTCATCAAAAAATAGATATGGAATCTGAATTAGCGTATAGCAAACTAACAGAATACAAAAAGGTTTGTTATAAATTACTATTAATACGACTATCGTCTTTAATGATTATTGAAATAGCTATTCACAAAAACAACAGGCCACATAGAATGTTCAAATTTATAAAACTTTACGAAAATATTAGGCCATATATAAAAAACGACTATCCAGAATTTGTTATGAAATGTGATGCGGTATTTTATTTAATTAGAGATTAGTTATTTGTAAAACTTTTCTATCTCTATGTTAAACTGCTCTACATCAAGTCCATTTAAATTATTTATAGACAAAGAAAGATCTTGGTTTCCGTATTGACTCCAATTTACTTTTGATTTCTTATAAAAAGATGTTTTTGATTCCGTGCTTTGAGAGCTGAGATTTAAATTAATAATATTATTCAAACTCATTAATCTATTTTCGGCTTGCCCACTCGAATAATAAGAGCAATCCATAGAAACATTGTAGCCCAATTCTCTGCCATCACTTGAGTATTGTGCAAAATCAAAACTACTTTTATTGTTGGTCGAATATTGTATATTTAAGTCTCCGCCACCTTGAGCAAAATATACAGATAATAAAGATTGATCTAATTGTTGGTTGATTTCCGCTATAGGCAGGCTAGAATTAGTTACGGGTTTTACAATACTCGCAGAGACAACTTCTGAAAAATATCCACTTCCCAAAGAATCTGTGGGTAAAAATTTGTAAAAAATATCAGAATCTCGATCAACTTCCTCATAAAAAACTGGCAAAGAGACGCTGTTTGTGTTAAATATATTTTCTGTTTTTAACAGATTAAAATTTTCATTATCATCAGAATCATAAACTTTTATATTTTTTATATCTAAATTATTCAATAAATCCAACTCAAAAACAATTTTGTCCTGCATATTTTTTGTTTCAATAATAGACAAACTTGGAGCCTTATTTAAAACACTATACATTAAAGTGTCTTTAAGATTACCTTCGAAATCTTTTAGGTAAAAACCCAATGTGTAGTTTCTTTGATTTAGCAATAATTGATCTTTTTCTATTTTATTAATATACAAATCATTAGATCTGAACTCCTCTCTTATTTCAGAAATAAAATCATCATTCTCTCCAAATATTTTAACCGTAACATATGGGGCTAGATTAGAATTAAATGGGACGTAAATACCATCGTCGTTCTGTAAAGTAATATGAAAATTATCATTTATAGTTAAAGACTCTCCCGTTTTATAAGAAAGTTCGCCTTGAGAAGTAGTTGTTTCTTGTTTAGCTCCTTTCAGTGTCACTTTTTTAAATTTTAGAGAAGTGTTGATGTGTTCACTGCCAATCGATATGGTTTTTTCTGGAGAATCAGCTGATTCTGGGTTTCTTAAAGAAGTTACCGATACAGTGTATCCGCCAATTTGAGATAAGTTAAATAGAGAATATTCGGTAACTGGTGGAGAGAGCGAGGTATCCTTTAAAAATTCTTTATAAAAATAAGACCCATTTGGCGCAAATGCAGACACTCTGTATTTTGTTTCGGAACTATCCAAAACTCCAGATATTTGACCAGTTATTGAGGTTGAAATGCCGTCATAATATACCCCCACTGTAAAACCTGATGGTGGGCTAGGTCTATTGATATTTTGAGATACCAAACCTATATTATATGTATTTTTATCTATTTCCTTAAAGTCGAAACTTTCTATTTGTTCGAATTTATCATAATCATACTGCAACCCTTGAACTTCTAAAATGTTAGGCTCTAATTCTTGTATACTAGTAACTTTAAAAAAGTTATTAACTTCGTTTTCTAATTCCACATTAAATGTAGACCCATTTTTTAGTTCTGAGAAATAAACTTGTTGATCTGAATCTAAATCTAAATATAATTTAGTAGCATTTTGTTGGGGTTCTACCCCAGTAATTTCAGCCTTAAAAAGGAAACTCTCATATGCCTCGTTTATTTTTTCTTGACTTAGCTCCCCTACATATTTATCTGAATCTTCTCCTATGGTATACGGTTGGTTAAATTTAATTATATTATATAGAGATTTTATTTCCGTCTGTCCTCGACTTTTATATAAATAAATTCCACCATCACTTCCCGTTATTATGCTGTCAGGGTCTGTTGTATTTTCTATGGAAACATAAAAATTATTATTAGATACTCCATGATCTAAAACTCTGCCATAATTTATTTCAAAGTTCTTTATCTCATCATCTACTCTAATAATGTCCCCAGGAACCAAAAGAAGCGCTTTTTGATCAGTGGTAAAACTCACGGTCTCCGTCTCTAGTCTATTGCTTAAGATAATATATTTACCCAATCTCCTAGCCTGAGATCTTGAAGTGCAACCTATGCCATTTTGTGTATTTGTTATTAATCCATATTGCCTGATTCTTTCTTCGTCTTCTATAAATTCTTTTTTAAGTTTATAAAAATCATTCTTATCGGCATAAAGCACTTCAACTCTAGTGAATCGAGATTGTTTGGGTATATCGCCGTAGCTAAAAGAACCATCTGTGACATTCCCATTATTAAATATAGATGTAGCTTCTTTAGGTTTATCTATAGAAAAATTGAAAGAACTTCCAGCCCAATAAGCTATACACCTAAATATAGAAGCAATATTCCCTATAACATTAAAAGCGTTTTCTTTCTCCCTTAATATCATATTGCAAGAAAATCTTGGTTCCAAGCCTCCATTAAAATCAGAAACACCATCAAAATAACCCTCTGAGTCTACAGCGTCGGCATATCTACCGAGCATATACAACTCAAAAATATCAATATCCTCAATATCATCTATTTGATTTCTAATTCCATAAACAGGGTTAATCATTAAATCATACAAAATCCAAGCTGGATTATCAGTCCAAGCCAGTTTGAATGTCCCGTCCCATTCTCCAATATAAACCTGCTCTTTATTTCTGCCAAATTCAAAATCTGGATCAGATAGCCCTACATATCCACCCGTAATATGAGCGTGGAATCCTCCAATTCTATCTTTAAGGCAGGGTCCAAATCTTAATGTGGATATTTGAGTCCCATCAAAATGATGTAGCAATTGATTATTTTTTTTAATCTTAAAATCAGCAATTTGTATGCTCGTGTTGGCTGATGGTTGACTTATATAGAATTGATCCTCGTAAACTAAACTCGGTCTAATATTTGTATATAAAGCAGATTTGGATTCTTGAAATACATTATTAACTGTCAAATTTATAGTATATTTTCTATCTACACATTTAATAGAAAACTCAAAAACATCATTAGATGAATAAACTGAATAATCAAACTCAATTAAGACATCTGATTGAGTGATATTATCAGCTTTAAATACAAATTTTCCATCTTCCTGAAGAAATATTATGTTTGCAGATCCTCCGTCAGCCCTAAAAACACAATTTCCAGAAAGTCCAGCCCCTAATAGAGAGGCGCTTTTAAATTTAAAGGAAATTTCAAAATTATCAATTCCCAAAGAAACTATTCCAGGCAAAGCAGCTTGAGCGTTTGTAAGTCTTGTTACCCGTCTTTCTCCATATTTTTTATCATTAATAATAAATCTTTTATCTTCGCCGTCCGCCTTTAATGGGCAATAATTAGAAGGGACTAGAACTTTTTTTAATCTTGCATCATAAGTTCTGATTGGTGATGTTGAGAAAGTCCTAGCGTTTAATGTTGTCCCGACCAAAGCCGAAAAAGGATAACTAAATTCAGAATTTATTTTTTCTGTTACAGACGCTAAACTACAAACCCTCTGTATAAGAACCGATTCTGTTTCGTGGCTTCGTTTTTCTGTGGTGACAAATCTATTAACCTGTCTCCAAGATTCGTTTGGGAATAAAACTTCATTAAAATCTAATCCATATTCATCAGCAATTTCAGTGGTCATCCCTGGGATATCACGAGTTTGTAAATTTTTTAAAACACTATTTTTTGGCAAAACAAATGAATATGGGGTATTTTGATAGGGCGTATCCGCCAATCCGTAGTACCCAGCTGATTTTTTTTCCGTAAAAGTATTTAATAGTAATGTCTTAGGACTTACTCCTCTATCCAAAAGAGATACTAAAGATTCTTCGCTAGTAATAGAATTTTCAAACCCTATATAGAAATCTATGACCAAACCAGCTGGCTCAGATCTCCCAAGGGTATCGTCATCTGTAGCCTCAGTGTCTTTTAATAAGTTTATTTGTATGGTGGGAGCCAATTCATCCACTTCAGATTGATATATTATATGGGTATATCCAAACCTATCATAAGGTACTGATGATATGTCATTCCAAATAGCAAAGTTTTGTGTGAAGCCGTCTCCAAAACTATCAGTTCTAACATCATTGTTACCAAGTCCTACTTTTGAATAGGTCGTAATATTTCCAAACTGGTCTAAAATGGTTACACCATCGCTAGCTCCAGGCCCTTCATCATTTACTGCTTTAGCAAATGGCCCGAGTAATGATTTATAAATAGGTGTATCTCTTTTAATTTGGCTATAATTAGCTATCGGTTTTTGAAATTCATAACCCAAATTAGTTTCAACAGAAACATTATTAAAATTATATTTTATGTTATTATCAACACTAGCTCCTAATCTTATTGATTTGCCAATAGTTTCTCCAAAAGATGGACACACTTGTCCGTGAGTGGTATTTAAAAACTCTATACTAGAACCAGTAAGAAATATATCATAATTATTATCTATACCGCTTTGTATTTCACTTTGGTTAGGCGTGGGTAATAAAAACTTTCCTGTTAAAAACTCTCCCCCCGCTCCTGTAGCAACCTCATCACCTATGTAAAAAAAGAATATACCTCCACCAATAAAATTTCTAATTCTTTTTAACTCAAAAATACTATCAGCAGAAGTCTGTATATCAGTAGAATCAAAATCAGGAGTGAATCCAAAAATATTTTTGGGAATTTTTATAATCTCTTCCCCGTTTTCGACCTTCACGTATCTTTCGTGAGTATCCTCATTTAATAAAAAATTTAAACCAATTGGAGATTTAGCGTTCGAATAAAGGGTAGAATTCAGATTAGTAGTAACATCTTCTATGTCAAACTGTATAATTCCTAAATGGCCAGCTAAAGCCCCATGTTCATCAAAATTATTGAAAAGATCTCCAAGCTCTTCTTGTGTTCTCGATAAACTTTGTAAAGCTAATTGCGCTAACCCATCTGAGGAATCACCAGCGCTAATATATTGGTTTATATTCGATTCTATGTTATTGAGTGACGCATTTAACGAATTTATTGAAAGCCTATCGACCAACTGAATATTTTCTGCCCCAAATCCTTGAATCCAGGAGCTTTTAGCCGTTTCTACTTTGACTGGTGTTTCATCAAAATATACAGATGAAAGGACATCAGAATTTTCAGCTCTCTCTCCATTACTTAAACATAATCCTTCTATGGGGCCTTCAGAGATGACGTCTAATGATTTGAGTACAGACAAGCTATACAATGCGTTGCTGTTCTGCGGCGGAACCAAGTAAACAGACTCTGCGCTGCCTCCAGCCTTACCAGCGCCCCTGGGGGTGTTCCTAAAAAACCTATTTTTTATAACCTTCATCCAATTACTTTTACACTAAAGTTTTTTAATTTTCAATTCATAACCATCGAATAAGCCATACTGACCAGATATATAAACAGAATACTCTTCATTTAACAGATTAGTGATTTTTTTGGTAGATTTAAAACCTAAATTATCAAACTCTATTGGAATATCTTTGGAGTCGGTATTGGATATGATTTTTGCCGAAATTGAGCCGCTATAACCGCTTACTAAAGAACTAGAAAATTCAATTAAGCTATCCCTATTGGTTCCATAAAATTTAGTTAAACCATTCGAAGAATTAAAATTATCAAACACTCCAGAACTTTGATCTTGTGAGTTGATTGAATATATTGTAATTATACTTTCATTATATATATCTAGTGAAGATTGTTTTTCTGGTATAAACCCACTTATGTCAAAAGATTGCCCAGTTCCATAAACATCTTCTGGAATTAAAGAGAAAGACAAATCACTCGATACTGGAATTTTTTCTATTTCGAAATCATAAAAATTTATAATTTGTGTTTGGTTCTGGTTTTTGAGTTGGTGGGTTTTTATTTTTTCACCAGAATAATATACAGAGACAAGCCTTAGTTTAAAATCATCCTCCATATCAAATTTTATTAAGGAATCTACGCCATCACTCAAGAATTCTGCATTATTTATTCTGGGGGGCTTGTCAGTAAGAGTTTTGGTAATTTCTGAAACTTTAGCGCCATCATAAAATAACTCAACATCAATTACAATTGCTCTATGATTTAAACCACAAAACTCTCTTAATTCTTGCAATGATGTTTCAAAAGTTTTAATAGTCCTGTCGGCTTGCCATAACACTCCATTTAATTTTATATCAATACTCGCTTTACCATTTGTAAGCTCAAACTTATCACCATACACATTTCTTGTGTCTATTTCTAGTTTTATATACTCATCTTTATTAAATATATTAATTGAAGATATATAAGGCTTATCGGAAACTTTTTCTCCGAATTCTATTTCAAATTTTTGAGAAATAAAAGTGCTAGACTCTGGGTTTCTTAAAGACTTAACAGTAAGCTCGTACTCTCCTGGTTGATTTAAATTATAAAAACCATAATTTGTTATAGGCTCATTTTGTGGGGATAGATTTTCAAAATCTTTTTCTATCTCAATATATTTATATTTTAAATTTGGAGATGTTATAGATAGTCTATACTTAGTTTCCGAACCATTTACTTCTCCAGTAATAGAGCCAATAACGAAAGCTCCACCACCCTCATCTATGCCGACATCATAAGAAACACCAATAGGTTGTGATGGTTTATTTATTGTATGAGATGGTATACCTATATTATATATTTCTTGCAATGGTGAAGAAATATTCTCAGCGCTTTCTATTGCACTAAATTTTCCAGAATGAAATTCTCTCCCCTGTACTTCAAATAAATTTTGATCCTTTTCTATAATATTTAAAACTCTATATTCTGTAGGTTTTTTATTGGCTTTAACTGGTCGAACCAAAGTTCCTTTAGCTTTCAGAAGTTGTATAGTCTCTATAGATTCTTTATTGATTGTGGGGTAAAGATTTAAATAGGAACCGCTTTCTTCGTACCCAGTAATTGTCAGAAAAGACTTTGTCACCTCAAAATCTTCATTCACTATTAAATCCTCAAACTGAGTTTTGTTGTAAAGATTTTTTAAATCAACATCAGTGCCACCGAGATAATTAACCTCTAAATTATTTTCTGTATTTAAATCTAACTCGAAATCATTATCGAAAAAGTCTCTACGAGAATTTAATAAAGTTATTTTTGGTGGCTGAGTGATAAAATTATCTACAGATGGGGAGTTAACAAAAGACGTATATATACCTACGTTTTCGTGGCCGTACACCTGATTAAATTCCCATTTTTGAGTCATCTGAAACTTGGACAAATCTTCTTTAAACTGAAATGTACTCAAACCTTTTTTCCTGTCACCGTTACTGATATTATAATCAGTTTTAAAAAGTACTGGGTCATTATTGCCTAAAAATATTAAAGGAGCAGCGCTATATATTGCGGGTTGTGTAATAAATGTTTTATTTGTTGCCCAATTAGCATGATTCCATATATCGCCAGTTAAAGGTGTATATATTCTTATATCATTCTCTAAATGACTTGAGTTAGAAATAAAAGGTATATTTTTATTAAAAGATAATTTTATATCATCCTGAGATAAGTCTTCTGTGCCGTGTACAAAAACATCATTCCAGGAGCCTGAGTTTTCAAAATCCCCACCCACATACTCTGTATAAAATATATGCGGATCTAATCTATAAAGAGTTGGCCCTTTAGAAGCCTTATAAGCTATTGCTGGTGTTGTCCCATTTTTAATCTGAATATCAAACCTCATATCATCATTCGAGTATGGAATCCCTCCAAATCTATATCTTGCAAAATAATTAGATGATTCATTAATTTTATATAAATTAAGCTCCCCACTAATAGGGGTCCTATCTACAACTCTAGTTAATAAATATATATTATTTAAATCATCTATTTTTATCTTAGAAATTCTTCTATCTGCTTCGAGTCCTTCTTGAAGTGGGTCTATTTGAGCTATATAACGCACTTGCCAAGACGCTGGGTCCGAAAAGTCGTTTCCAACAAGTTTCATAAACCCAACACCTTGATCAGCGCCGTTATTATAAACGCCATTACCTATTAAAGATATATATGGTACGTTATTCGAATCAAAATCTATATAACTCTCACACTGAAGACTGGTAGCGTATGGATCATCAAGATTAGTAAAACTGAGTCGATCAAATGAATCCCCCGTTTTTCTATAAAGAGATATATTATCAGTTGATTGGGCTAATATGTATGGCGTACCATTATTGTCGGTTTTTAAATCAAAGTGTGTGGGGTATTGAGTGCTACCATTTCCTTTGATAGTTTTAATTTGTTTAAAATCCCACTTTGCATTAGACAATTCGCCATCGTTTAAGGTAGCCTCGGAATATAAAAACCCACTCGTACTACTTGTGCCACTAGGATGTTGCACTATATGAATTTTTTCTTCATAAACAACTTGATCAACAGACCAGAACATTTTTTCGGTAGAAAACTTTTTTAAATCGTCGTTAACTCCAATAACATCTCCAGGGTTTAAAAACAAAGCTTTATTGTCGGTCTCAAATGTTATTTTTTCTGTTTCATAAGAGTTGTTGTAAATATATTGTTTGCCGAATCTTCTGGCCTGGGACCTAGTAGTAAACGCTCCAAATTCTAATCTTTTACTAATTTTGCCGTTTTCTCTCATTAAGACAGAATCTTCTATATATTCTATTTTTGGCTTAAAGTCGTCATACTTATCTAAGTAAGGGACCTCTATAATTGTAGTCCTTTCGTTTTTTGGTTTATCTGAATATGTGAAATTTCCATCAACCACATCTTCGTTATTGAAAAAGAACGTAGTCTCCGTGGGTACGTCCGCCCACAAATTGTATTGCCCATTAGAAAGATAAAGAGCGCCAAAAAACAAATCAGTAATAGAGTTGATTACATCAAAAGCATTAAAACTTTCTTTCAATAAAAAATTACAAGAAAATCTTGGTTCCGTAGAACCTTTTTCGTCATAAAGCGGAATAAAAAAGCCTTTTTCATCTACTGAATCAAAATATTTTCCTAAATTATAAAAATTAAATATATTTATATCTTCTAAATCATCTAGGGCGACTCCTGCTCCATACACTGGATTAGTTAACATATCATAAACAATCCAAACTGGATTATCTGTCCATTTCTCTTGCATTATGCCATTCCAACCCAATGCGTCTTCATATATTCTTTTTGAATATTTAAGGCTTTTTTTGCTAACTTTGAGAACTTGAGACGTTAAATCGCTACGTAATTTCTCCATATAGACCAAAACATTTGTCCCGTCCAAATCTATACCTCGCTGGCGTCTCGTTGTTCTATTATATAATAGTTCTGTAGAGGTGTTTATTGACGACTCATCAAATTCGTCTTTATCTGGGTGTATTTCATATATATATAACTTACTTTCTTCTCCAGCCTCGCTAAACTCGGACGTTATTGCTAATTCTACATCTCCATTTTGATTTTGACCCATAGCAACTGTTGCTCCAAAATTTTCATCTAGACGTACGACCGATCCTAATCTGGGATCGATAACCTGATCTCCCCAAAATGTTTTTACATACTCATATATTTTACCATTATACCTGAAAAGAGCGGCGGAACCGTCGCTTTTTAAATCTTCATCATTTTGGTGATCCCTATAACCGACTATCAGCCAATCCATTTTAACGTCTACAGCTGACCAAGTCGTTCCAAGATTTTCTGAATCGGGCGGCTGTATCAATTGGTGCAATGAAAAAATACCATTTATTTCTTTATAAACTAATACTACATTATAATTAGTTGAATTTATTTCATTTACTAACCTCGATTGAGGCTCATGAATAATTATAGTATTTCGATCAGGTGATGCCATCCAACTTAGGTGATTATTTGAAGAACTAATCACTCTCTGGCCTTTAAAATCACCTTCAAAACGACCAAATGAAGCCGTCCTTTCAAATTGTTTAGTTGAATCATCAAAATCATACACCTTAATAGGCTTGGCTGTTGAAGTCGAAGCTCTTACATTCAAGATTATTCTTCTTTCGTCTTCTGATATAACGCCATTAATCGGTTGCTCGTCCCATGATTCAATTTCCTGGAAAAAGTGCCAGGTTTTTGTTGCCTTATTCCTTTTAATCACAAGTATGACATGTTTATCATAAGCGCCATTCCTCATTGCGTCGCAAATAATATATTGATCACTCAACTCAATAAATTCGTCTCCAAGAGAATAAAAATTCCCTAATATGTCTTCCTCCATCTTTAAGTTACTAATCCTCATTGAATAGGGCCTTAATTGAAGCCCAGCGTCATCTCCTATATCCGCATATCCATAATCTATATTATCTTCGTCCACTTTTTTAAGTTCGTCTTCAATGTTATAAACGCTGTTAATGACTGGCCCACCTGGTGCGCTTGTACTACTCAGCGATGTCAGCTGTACTGCAAAAAATTTTACATAAAGAGTTTTAGGATCTTCATGGTATATCTCTAAAGTTTGCTGGCCCATCAGACTTTGGCTCCGATTTATCTTCGTAATAATATACTTCGGTTTTGGGTCCGACATATTTTCTACAAACCCGACTACAATACCACCTACGCCCTCGACAGTTGTTATAAATGCATCGGGATACGTATCTGGATGGGCCTCCCAACTACAGGAAAACTCTAAAAGCGAAAGTTTTCCAGGCGGTACTTTTAAATACGGAGAGCTTACACTCATGCTTTGTTTCGTGCTGTAGAATTCTACTTGTATTGGAGGAGTTACGAAAACATTACCACCCGCAAATATCGTTACAGCCAACGTATTGCCGTTAAACGTAAAGAAGCCAGGACCCACAAAAGGTGCAAGGGTTAATTGGTTTTGTATATATGGGTCACCCACAATTTGTTCTGGATACACGAAATCAAAGGTCTTGTAATCGTCTTTCTTGATGAAACTCAAAGTTTGATACCTTGTCGTTCCAGCTTTAATAGCCTCCCTTGTTCCGTCTCCAGGAAAATAAAAAAGATTGCCGTAAGATTGGTCGGGTATTCCAAATTCGAGTTTCCCAAAATCGAACCAAGAAAGAACATAACTTTCTTTATACGCGGATATACATTTACCATATGATGATCGTTCAGCACTAATGGCAAATGTAGGAAACGCAGCTTCATGCGTAAACGTTGAAACATCTATAATTTCCACCCCATTGTAATTTTCTTCGTCTGTTTGAAATCTTTTATCTAAACCCTCTTGCGTTAAAGGTTTATAGTTTTCTGGAGCTTGTATTCTTTTTAACTGGGTATTATATGTTCTAACTGGAACTGTTTCAAAAGTTCTTGAATCTATAGTCGTTCCAACCAAAGTTGAAAAAGGGTATCTAAAGTTAGAATTTATTTTTTCCTTTATGGATGATAGGGCGACATCTCTGTTAATCAATACAGAGTCCGTTTCAAACATATTTTTCGTTATTTTAACATATCTTTTGTATCTACTTTTTAGTTCTGGTAAAGAACTAAAAAATAATTCGGACGAAAGACTTTTGTAAGTTGGAAGGTTTATATCCTTTAGTTCTTTTAAATAGCCTTCAGCTGTTTGCCCATTGACGACATATTCGAAAGTTTCCTTCCCATAATCGGTATTTGTAAATCCAATTTCTACTTTAAATTTTACAAAAGAATCTTCTGGTCTACCAATTGAAAAAGCAACCGATCCCTCACCATCATCTGCTCCACCGAAGATACTAAATTCAGGTTCTTTCCATATTTCAAATATTGAATCTGCTTCGTACTGTGTATCATTTAACCTAGCAATACTTACCACAAGATCGACGCTATCTACATCATCGTTTGTTATTATGTGGGTGTGTGGAAAATAATCGTAAGGCTTACTTTTATTTGTGTTCCAACCCGCATAATCTTCTTGATTACTTCTTATATCCGTATCTGTTTGCCCTAATGTTGCTAAATTAAGATCCGAAGTGGGAAAGTTAACCGTAGCGTTAAATCCTAATTCTGTTGTTCGTCCACTTATATAAAGTGGATCGAGAATTCCAGAATATCCCGTATAAGCCATTGGCCCTTCGAAAATTAGACCATACGTTTCGTTGAATGGTTTATCTGCACTTTGTACAAAATAGTGATCGTAAGCGAACCCCCCACTCTTAGGAAGGTAGCCGTAATACAGTATATTAGCCTCCCCGAATAAAGATATATAGTAGTATCCTTGGGTGTCAAAAAACCCAGTTTCCGTAACATTTGTTTGAACTAAACTACCAAATTCATCAGGTCTATATTCATCATAAGTAATACTGCCAGAACCTCTATAAGTTCTATCAGGCGGCTCCCCAGCACCAGCGCCTTCCTGAAGGTTACCAGTTATTGTCCCGCTAACATACCATTGCTCTATTGGCGCAGTCCCTGAGTAACCAGTATATGAATCAAAAACATTGAACCTCCCACCATTTAATATAGAAATAGTATTAACGCCACCCTCGACGTTGTAAGTTATATCAAATGTCGGTTCCTCTTCAATACGACCATTAAAAGTTCGGAATTGATTATATTCTGGTTCAAATTTTGGCTCGGCTGTTGTTACACCATCGTACCCCTTGCCTGGATCCAAAACAGTAATATTAGTTAAAGTCTTTAGTTCTTTCCGATATTCTAGTATCTGGTGATTACCAGGGTCAGTCTTTTTTCTGATTTGTACCTCTTGGTCAGGGTAATATTGAAACTCGTAAGAATATACAGCTTTTCTTTGTGATTCGGGGCTGTTATTAACGTCGCCTGGGATAAATGCTCCAAGGAGTGGCTTATTTACTTCTGTGTTTATAATTGGCTTAGAGTATCGGGGTATACTATCTTGATTCTCAAGCCCCAATCTATAATCCACAGAAATATTTTGGAAATTATACTCATCGTCTGATGTTTTTATTGGAGTGCCATCTAAATCAATAGCTTTTAAAATATCAGATCCATATACTCTTTCTCCTTCCCCATCTATAAACCCCTCTATAGGCCCCTCACATAAAACATCTAAAGTTTTTGCATAATCCGTGCTTTTTAAATAATTTCCCTCTTCACTGGCCAACAAAAGATAGCTAATATCAAAATCACCTTTTTTATCTGCACCTCTTATGATTTTAGATAATTTATTTTTTATTACAGTCATATTTTAAGAATCTAATTCTGTATTCCACCATTGAAATATCCTCTATTTAAAACATCTAAATTTAAAAATTCGGACAACTGTTCTGTTATATTATCATATCCTAAATCAGGTTGGGAGGTTGAGAAGTTAGCTAAATCTACACTAGTTACAGTAGAATTTATAATTTGAGAGCCTATCCTTAACCTTCCATATCCCAGCGGATAAGCTTGCCCTTGTCTAGCTACGTTATCTGGAGTTTCAAATATATAACTCTCCCCCTTTATTGAGGCTTCTATTCTTTGTTCATCTATAGATTCTGGCGCAGGAGTTAATAGCATTGTTATTCCTGTTATTATGAGATTACCGACAACAGCAACTAATATTGTAATTGGGTCTTGCCCAGAGATACACGGGACAATCTCTATTGTAGAATTTTTTTCTAGGCGTTTGACAGCTTTGACATTTTTAACAAGCTCTCTATTTATAAAAACTTGATAATTCATACCATTTGAAAAATCATCCATCAAAGTTTTTTTAAAATCATTATTTACGCTATTTAACGCCGATATAGCGACTTTTAAATTAGGGACGTTTGAAAATTCAAATTTTTCGCCAAAAAGTTTCCGCATCCTGCCGTATAATATTATTTGTGTTTTCATTTTATTTCGTATACTGATGGATTCGAGTATTCTATAGGTGCGGACGTGGCGGATGTGTCATTGCTACTTTCGTTAATACTTTCTACATCATTAGCATTAACGCTTTCTTTGTATTGTTGGACGACACTACTACTAATTTTAAGTTTCCCGTATCCTAGTGGAATAGTTAATCCTTGACTTTTGTTATTTCTTAAACTCTCTAATCTAGAACCCTGTAAAACGACTTGTTTTGATATGGAAATTGCACCTTCATCGGGAGTAATTAATGAATTCAACCCATTTAACGCAAAATTAGCGCCCATCCCTACTAAAGATCTAATTAAATTAGGGTTTAAAAGAGCAGATATTGCACCTATATTACCATGAATAACGGGAACAATATGGTAGTCTTCATTTTCTTGCGCTATTTCATAGTACATGTTTTGACTAGCTAATTTTTTAATAAAAACTTTAAAACTCGGCTGGCGAGATTCAACAGCTTCTAAAACATGATCTTTTTTTATATTTTGGGCAAAACTAAAATGTGATTTAAATTTATTAGCAATAATCCCATGTAAAATTATATTCATAACAGTTCTTTTCGTAATTGCTCTACAATAGATTGTTTTATTTCTAATAACTCTGGGCAGAAAACAGAAAATTTTCTTCTCTTTATTGAATATATAATAAAAGGTAAACACGTTATTTCTGCACATTTTTTATCATATTCGCTTGGCTCTTCTGAACCAGAAGGGTGAGAATGATATATCCCAACTATTTCGTAATTCTCTTTCGCATAAAGGTAAGTATTCGCGGATATTAAAAATTCTGAAGTTTTATCTTCTGCTGAATTTTTTACTTCTAAAATTTTAAGCTTTTCGTTCTCTAAATAAATGAAGCCGCAAGCTTCTTCTTTTACGTTTTGAAACGATTTTTTTTCTATATCTTTTTTTAACATATCTAATAACTAAAAGTGTCGGTTCCTGGAAATCCCCCAAATGGAAGACTTTTATCATTATTTATACCATCTTCCCCAGCGTATAACTCATTATCGTATCTAAACTGACAACTATTTATTTTTTTTGAACATTCGTCTTTTACCCAAAAATTTGAATTTAATTGTGGCCTTGAAGCATCAGTTGCAATATGAGTAACTTTACAGACATAGTAAACTGGATGGTTTTGAAAGTAATTAGCGGTCAAACCTTGAGAGTTTTTAATTCTATCGCTTACTGTGTGGACATAATCTCCAGGGGAATAACTCTGCCCCACTGCCCATCTACCTTGATTTGTTAAAACCCCATTAATGCTAGACGCTATTTTGGGGCTGGAGAACACCTCAGGGTTTAATTGCCAGTTGCCCCCGTCTGGGACTACTAAAAGATTATCTCTTATGTCCGCAATCGGTCGATCAAATCCATCCAGTAAAGATCTTGAGTTATAACCATATCGGCATCCATATCCTCTATAGACCCAATTACAGTATCTCGCTGAAATTTCTCTGCTTGGTATATTTATGTTTTCTAATTCTAAACTAGATACAAGTTCGAACTCAACTAACATTTTATTTTCTAAAATTTTTCTAGATACAAAAAACTTTTCATCTAAAAGCTTTGCATTTGGATCTGCGCTACCCCAAGGGTTTTTGTTTTCTGGAAAGTTTTCGTCATCTAAAAATTTAACAAATGTACGTCTTCTTATTAATTTAGCACCGTTTAAGTTGTTATATTTTCTTAATAAAGATGAAACATACAATCCCGCATTTGAAATTCTCATTTTTGGTCTTGGCAATCTTTGATCACCCAGAACTTGGAAGCTATCTCCTTCCACTGGGATTGGTAGATATTCTTGACCATCAAAAAATATTGGTCTCCCTAATCCATTAGTTCCTCCATGAAAATACATTACTGCTTGAGAATCGTTTTGGTAATCGTAGTATAATACATACAATTCCAACAAAGAAGTAGGCTCTAAACTTAAAATTTCTTCAGCTATATTTGTATTTATCCCTTTTCCCATAATCAATATTACACATGAAATATACTTATCGCCGTTTTAAAGATTCAGAATTCGATGAAGTATTTCATATTTTTTTGAAATTTCAAAACAAAACAAAAATTAAAACCTTTTATAATTTAACAAAAGGCAGAAGTCCATTGATGTGCAATGCGTTTTTAAGGGAGGAATTAAAAAAAATATTAAAAAACAGTGTAACTTATTTAGGAGAAGAAGATGGGAAAACTTTTGCCTTTGCTTGTTTTTCTAAAAGCAAATTCAGGAAGGATTCTTTAGATTTACTAATAGTCTGTAAGAACCCTAGTTATAGATTTAACTTTTCAATGAAAAAACTTTTAATTGATGTCTTCCAAGATGCAAAACGACACTGTAAAGTCGAATATATTTTAGCCTCATTAGGGCCGAGGGATAAATTCTCTTCTTATAAAAACTTTATAAAAAGGATCTTCAAACCAGAAATAATAAGAAACAACGTTTTAAATAGAACAATAATAAAATTCAATGATTAGAGAATATACCCCAGAAGACCGTGAGTTTGTACTAGAACAAGTAATCTGTCTGCAAAAAAAAATAAAAATGGTTAGTATGCCGTTTTTCGGCAAAAGTATAAAAAACAAAAGACATATTTGTGAAAAATTCTTAAAAACAATTATAAAACCAGAAAACAAGTGTTATATTTTTTTAAACCAGGATGGCCGAAAAATAGGGTTTTCTTGTTTCAGACCGACTACCAATAATAATTGTTTCCTTGAATTTTTTGTTAAAGATAATAGCATTAATATGACAGGAGGTTTAATGAAAAAATTTAGGAATCATATAGAAACAGTTAGAATACAAAATGGATATGATAAAATGTTTGCTCAAGTAGTTAAAAGAAACGAATATGAAAGATGGTTTGATATGTCAAAAAGATACTTCAACGCAAAAGAAATAAATACAGAATCAAAACTTTATAAACTAATACAGTTTTAAAAAATACATATTTTGTATGCAAAACTCTTTGAAACTAATTCTATAACAAGACATTTAGTGTAATACATGCTATGGCGGACAAAAAAATATCAGAACTTACGGAACTAACTGCAGCTGACGCAGTAACTGACTTCTTGCCAGTTGTAGACTCTAGCGTAGATGAGACCAAAAAGATTAGATTTAGTAATTTACCGCTAAGCGATTCGGCTGGAAGATCTGCGTATCCATACACCACAGACTTTCACGGTGCTGTAGAGCAAACACGGAATATTACTGCTCCGTTGACTTATGTGGATTATTACGGCGACGACACTACTTTAACTAGCATCTATATTGGGAGCAATGTTCCTAGTATCGGGAATAGTTCATTCCTTGGCTGCACTAGCCTGACGAGCGCGACCATCGGCAACAGCGTCACCAGCATCGGGAATCAGGCATTCCGTAACTGCATTGGACTGACGAGCATCACCATTCCCAACAGCGTCACCAGCATCGGGGGAGACGCATTCAGAAGCTGCACTGGCCTGACGAGCGTCACCATCGGCAACAGCGTCACCAGCATCGAGAATCGCTCATTCTATGACTGCATAAGCCTGGCAAGCATCACCATTCCAGACAGCGTCACCAGCATCGAGTATCAAGCATTCTATAACTGCACTGGCCTGACGAGCGCGACCATCGGCAACAGCGTCACCAGCATCGGGTCTGAAGTATTCCGTGACTGCAACAGCCTGACGAGCATCATCATCCCCAACAGCGTCACCAGCATCGGGACTAACGCATTCAACAACTGCACTGGCCTGACTAGTGTAACCCTTCCAACTAACGTTAATTTTACCGCAATCAACATTAGCGCATTCCGTAATACTGGCCTGACGAGCATTACCATTCCCGACAGCGTCACCAGCATCGGGAATAACGCATTCAATAGCTGCAGCAGCCTGACCAGCGTCATCATCCCCAACAGCGTCACGAGCATCGGAAGTTACACATTCCTTAACTGCACTGGCCTGACGAGCGCTACCATCGGCAACAGCCTCACCAGCATCGGAATTGGCACATTCTTTGGCTGCATCAGCCTGACGAGCGCGACCATCGGCAACAGCGTCACTAGCATCGGATATCGAGCATTCTATCAATGCACTAGCCTGACGAGCGTCACCATTCCTGACAGCGTCACCAGCATCGGGACTCGTGCATTCGATCAATGTACTTCTCTGAGTAGCGTAACTAGTTTAGCTGACGTAGCTCCAACTTTAGGAGTTAATGTGTTTGCTGCTGTTCCAGCTACGCAAATTATTGTTCCAGTTGGCGCTACCGCATCATACGTCGCCGAAGGCGGCGGAGGAGGACTATACGGTGGACTAACTATTGTAGAGGCTTAATATTATGGCGAACAAAAAGATATCAGAACTCACAGAACTAACCTCAGCTGAATCAGCAACTGATT